GCATCACGGACGACGACGGGGCGCCGGAGTTTGTCGGGATCAACACGCCTCCGACCGATGAGCAGGGCCAGCAAGGCCAGCCGATGGCCGGTCCTGACGGTCAGCCGCTCAAGGTCAACGATCAGGGCCAGATGGACCCGAACGGGAAGCAAGCGTTTATCATGCCTGACGGCTCGATGGCCCTTGGCTATCAAAACGCCCTGGCAGAAATGGATGTAGACATCCTGCTAGACGCTACGCCCGACACGGCGAACGTCCAGCAAGAGCAATTCCAGATGCTTGTTGAACTGGCCAAAATGTATGGCCCGCAAGAGGTGCCGTTCGACGATATGCTCGCCGTGTCGGCCATGCCGGACAAGCGGGCGATCATCGACAAGCGCAAGGCGCGGGCGGAACAGGCCGGGCAAATGGCGCAACAGCAGCAGCAAATGCAGATGCAGTTGGCGCAAGCTGGCGCGCAAGCCGACATTGAGAACAAGCAGGCCGACACGGCGCTGAAGAGCGCGAAGGCTCAAACCGAACTATTCGACGCCCAATTCAAGGCCGATCAGGCTTTCATTGGGCTCGCATCACCCGCCGCCGGGGTGTCCCCTTATGGGGCAACGGGCGTTCCGCAGGGCCTAGCGTAACAGGCCAGCCGCCGCCGGGCTTCGGGCGTTCCGTGCCGCCGACGTATGGGCGAGGGATAATCAATGGAACTCGATTTTCTGGACGGGGGCGATGCTCCCGAAGTCACTACGCCTGTCGAACAGTCCGAAGGCCCTGCGAGGGGTCCTGACGGCAAGTTTGCCTCCCAGACGGTAGAGACGGCCCCCGCGCCGGTTCCTGCCCCTGTAGAGGCCCCTCAAGTCACGGTAGCCCCTGCGCCAGTGCAGGCCGCTCCCGAACCGGTGCAGCCCGGTCATGTGCCTATCACGGCCATGTTGGAAGAGCGGGACAAGCGCAAGGCTCTGGAAGCCCGCCTCCAGCAAATGGAAGCGGCGCGGCCCGTCATGCAAGCCCCCGATCCTTACGAGGACCCGGAAGGCTATCAGGCGCATCACAACCAGATCATCGAGCAACGGATGTTCGGGCAAGCCTTGGCCTTCTCCAAGCGCCTGCAAGAGACGATCCACGGACGCGACACGGTTAGCCAGGCCCACGAATGGGGCCTAGCGCGCTGTGATGCTGATCCGCTGTTCAATCACCGCGTCCGGACCAGTGACGACCCCTACGAGTTTGTTGTTTCCGAGTGGAAGCGGGATCAAGTCCTGTCTTCCCTCCAGGGTGACGACCTCGACCAGTTTCGAGCGTGGAAAGCCGCACAAGGCTCCGCGCAACCGCAAGCACCGGCTGCCCATGTGGCGGTCATTCCCCCTCAAGTCGCGCCGCCTCGCTCTCTGGCCTCTGCCCCCGCTGCTGGCTCCCCCAAACCGGGTGAGCAGCCTGTCGGGCCGGGCGTGGCGTTCGACTCCATATTTTAGGACCTAACCAATGGCCGAAGTTGCCCTCGCCTCTGCTTCTGAGAAGCAGGTCTTTTCGCAAAAGTATTTCGCCGAATACGTCCGCGCCTCGGGCTTCAAGCCCTACATGGGCCGGTCGGACGGCTCGATCATCATCGCCAAGTATGAGCTTCAGGAAGAAGCGGGCAAGACGATCAACATCCCGCTGATCACGAAGCTGACCTCTGACGGTGTGACCGGCTCGACCACCCTCGACGGCAACGAAGAGGAACTGGGAAACTACAACTGCGCCATCGCCGTTGATTGGCGCCGGAACGCTGTCCGCGTCCCCAAGTCCACCAGCTACAAGACCGAAATCGACCTGTTCGGCGCCGCCAAGACCATGCTGAAGGTCTGGGAGGCTGAGAAGCTGCGGGACGATATCATCACCGCAATGCTCTCGCTCGTGACCACGGGTGACACGACCGTCACCATGTCGGCTTCGACCGCTGCCAACCGCAACGCCTATTGCGCGGGCAACTCCGACCGCCTGCTGTTCGGCAAGCTGAAGAGCAACAAATGCACCGTGGCGGCTATGTCGCTGATGAAGCGCATCGCCAAGCAGGCGGACCCGCATATCCGTCCGTTCAACACCGAAGATGGCCGCGAATATTTCGTTGCCTTCCACGGTGCGCGGACGTTCCGGGACCTGAAGGCGGACACCACCATGACGCAGGCGAACCGTGAGGCTCGTGCGCGTGATGTGGGCGCGAACCCGATCTTCCAGGACGGCGACCTGATCTATGACGGCATCATTCACCGCGAAGTGCCGGAGATCGACGACGTTGCGGGCAGCGGCGTTTACGACATGGACGCTATCGGCGCTTCCACGTCGGACGTTCGCCCGGTGTTCCTGTGCGGTCAACAGGCCGTTGGCATCGCCTGGGGTCAAGAGCCGACCATGAAGACGGACCTGACGAAGGACTACTCCTTCCGTCCGGGCGTTGCCGTGGAAGAACTCCTGGCCGTCAAGAAGCTGGCCTTCAACGGCAAGCAGCACGGCATGGTGTCGGGCTTCTTCTGCGCCGCCGCCGATTCCTGATCGGTCTTCCCCTAACGGGCGGGCCTGACGGCTCGCCCTCCCTTTTCTGAACATCGGAGGCCATCATGGCTACTCTCACGGGCGCCCGCGCGGCGGCCAACTTCCCCGTCTCGTCCTACGCGGGCGGCGGCGTTCTGCAAGCGGCCTACGGGTCCTACACCCTGACGGCCAACCCCACGGCTGCTGACGTCATCCAGTTCTGCAAGGTTCCTGCGGGCGCCGTTGTTCTGGGTGGTCACTTCCGTGGCGAAGACATCGACACCGGCACTGAAGAGCTGAACATTGACATCGGATGGGCTGCAAATCCGGACGGCTTCGGTGACTTCGGCGTCATCACGGGCGACGTAACTGCCGACGTTAAGCCGGAAGTTTCGATCCTCCTGCCGCTGAACGGCGAACTCAAGTCGGGTCCGGTCACGTTTACGGCTGAAACCACGATCATCGGCACGGTGAACGTCGACGCCGCTACCGGCGGCACGGGCGTTCTGTGGGTCACTGTCTTCTACGTGGTCCCGTAATGAGGGTCCGGTTCATCGGCTCCGGCGAGCCCGACGAAGATGAGGTCTGCGTCGTGTTTGAGCAATCCTTTCCCCTTGGGGAATGGGTGGAAGTCAGCAATGCCAAACTCGCCGCTAACCCGGCGTTTGAGGTGGATGCTGACGGGGACGGTGAGCCGGAAGCCTCGGTTGATGAGTTGAAAGCCACCCTGGACGAACGTGGCGTGAAATATCACCACAAGGCCGGGCTGGAAAAGCTGAAGGCGCTGGTTAATGGCGACCTCTAGCGAACTCGTGAAGGGCGCATTTCGTCGGGCCGGGATTTCCCGTGATCTGGACGAGGTGCGCCCCCGCGAGATGGACCGGGGCTTGCAGGTTCTGCAAGACGTTTACCTTGAACTCGTCGCGGGCGGCGCGTTTGGTCGGTTCAATGACGTGCTGGTCGAAGGCGACTATACCGCCAAGGAACAGGACCGCATCCTTGTTACCACGGAAGCCGCTGTAACGGTCACGATGCCGGAAACGGTGACGCCGGAAGACGGGGAGGAGCGCCCCCCTCTGGACGGCTCTGTGGTCATGGTTACGGACGTAGCCTCGACCACGCGCGCAACCTACATTTACGACGCGGCCTATGCCGCCTGGACGCTGCTGGAAGACCTGACCCTTAGCAGCTTCGCCCCTCTCTCGGTTCGGTATCGTTCGGGCCTGGAGGCCAAGCTGGCCGTGCGCCTGAGTGATGAAAACGGCATGGCGGTCACGCCGGAACTTCGCCGTCAGGAAGCGCAGGGGACGTTGGCCCTGCTGCACCGCTTCGATGCGCCCGAACGCGCCTCGTCCCCCTCAAACTATTTCTAGGACCTCGCCATGCTGGTTAGCGCGATCATCAAGCAGGCGCTGCGCTCTGCGGGCGTTCTGGACGCCGGGCAAGAGCCTACCCCCCAGCAATCCGAAGCCGCTCTGGACGCCCTGAACGGGCTTCAGCGGGGCATGTTTGGCGAGGAGATCGGCCCCCGGCTTGACGCGCTCAACCTGACGGCCTCGACGACGGGCCTTTATGGCGGATCTTATCAGTGCGCCCTGAGCGCCATCGCCACACTGACCTTTCCGGCCAACCCGCAGCCCGGCTGGCGGATCGGCTACACCGACGTGAAGGCCAACCTCGCGACCTACAACCTGACGCTCGCGCCAAACGGGCGTCTGATTTCGACGGCGGTTGGAACGTATGTGTCCGCCAGTCAGGTGATTTCGACCAACTCCGCAGCGGGCGTTTACTTCTTCCGTGAGGACGCGGGCTGGACGCTCGAACAGGATTGGGCTCTGACCGATACGCCCTACTTCCCCGTGTCCTACCACACCGCGCTTGCCGACATGCTGGCGCTGGTCCTGTCGCCGCAATACAGCGACACGCCGCCGGTCGCCCTGGTCGCCAACGCCCAACGTGGCCGTGATCTGGTCATGGCTCGCTACAACTCGCGCGCCATGGCGGCCCGTAGTCGCGCGAAGGGCGGCTAATAGCCCCCCATGCCAATTCTCCCGCTTTCCTCTCAAGCCTACGGACGGGCCGGGCTGTCGAAAGCTCGCCTGGTCAACATGTATGTGGAGAAGACGCCGGAAGGTCCGACCGATAGCGCGCGGCGTAGTCGGCCCGGTCTGGTGGAAAGCAGCACGATAGGGTTCGGCCCCATCCGCTGCATCACCACACACCAGGGCTTGCGTTACATTGTCAGCGGGACGCGAGTGTTTCGGGACGGCACGCAAATTGGGGTTCTGGCGGGAACGTCGCGTATTCGGTTTGCTCAGTCTGACAGTGAACTTGTCATGGTGGCCGATGGGGTCGCCTATCTGGTCACGACGACCGTAGCGACCATCACCATGCCAGACAGCGATCTGGTGTCGGATGTGGCGTTTGCGGCGGGGCGGTTTGTCTATTCCATCGCGGATGTGGGCAAGTATCGTTACTCGGAAATCGGGGACGCGACCGACATTGGCAACCTGAACTTCGCCACGGCGGAAAGCAGTCCTGACGCCATCGTCAGCATGGAAACGCTGGGCGACGATCTGCTGTTTTTCGGCGAAAGCTCGACGGAATGGTGGGGTCCGACCGGCGATACAGCGGCGCCGTTCCAACGCTACAACGGTCGCCGGTATGACATTGGGTCGGCGGCGCAAAACAGCGCGTGCCGGATTGATAACGGCCTGTTCTGGGTGGGGACGGCGCAACGGGCCGACCGGACTGACTTGAAGGTCTATCGGACGGGCTCGGTTGCCGAAGTGGTGTCCACCCCGGCTATTGATGCGTTCCTGTCTCAGTGCGCCGATATCAGCCTTGCGACCTCTGTGGAGGTTCCGACCGTAGGCCGCAGCTTCTACGTTCTGAATATCCCCGGCGTTACGACCGTGGCGTTTGATGTGCGGGAAAAGACCTGGGCGGAATGGTCATCGTTTGGACTGGACGTGTTCCGGGTTCAATGCGCGGACGCGGGCGTTTATGGCGACAGTTCGTCCAATCAGGTCTGGACGTTCGACGCCTCGGCAAACAAGGACGACGGCGACCCAATCGAGCGCATTTGCAGCGCCTTCCTGCCGTCGATTGCCCGACAGCGCATAAACGTGGCGGAATTGTTCGCCTCACGGGGCGAGGACCACGCCGGAACGCCGGTTGTGGAGATGCGCTACACCGACCGCGAAAATCAGGACTGGTCCGATTGGGTCACGGCTGATCTGGGGCCGGTGGGTGTGTTTCCACGGGCTCGCTGGTGGCAGTTGGGCATGACCTACCCGCCGGGCCGGGTGTTTGAGTTCCGCTGTTCGAGCGATGTGCTGTTTGCGCCCTATGGGCTGACGGTGAACGAAGCACGATGACCGCCCCCAAACTCCCGCCGTGGTCTGAACCGATGTTTGATGAGCGGGGGCAAATGACCCTCGTTTGGCGGACGTGGTTTGAGCAGATTGCGTTGCTGCTGGCGGATCACGAAACCCGGATTGAGGTGCTGGAGCCATGAGGCGAGCAACTCAGGACGACGTTTCAGAGATTGTCCGCCTTGGCGCGCTTTTGCACGCGACGGCCCCCTTTGCCAATGTTGAGTATATCCCGGAAGCCGTGGCCGTTTTTGTCGCTCATGTAGTTGAGCATGGGGCGGTGTTTCTGTCCGACGATGGCATGTGCGGCGGGCTTCTGAACCCGACGTATTTCAACCCGGCTCATGTGGTCGCGGTGGAGTTCTTCTGGTGGGCGCCTAACGGCGGGGCCGATCTTCGGCAGGCGTTTGAGGCATGGGCCAAGGATGCCGGGGCGGTAGCCGTGCAGTTCTCAGGGCTCGCCAACGAAAGGCTTGCGGCGGTTTCCCGTATCTATCGACGCGGCGGATATGAGCCGGTCGAAATGTCATTCTTGAAGAGGCTGTAATGGCTATTTTTTCCAGCATTGCTGCGGCGACTATCGCCTCTAGCGCCATTGCGGGCGGTGCGGCCCTGTATGGCGCAAGCCAACAATCGAAAGCCGCAAAGAAGGCGGCGAGCGCCCAACAGAGCGCCACCAATCAGACCCTCCAGCTTCAGCGCGAGCAATACAACCAGACCCGCGCCGATCAGGAGCCGTGGCGGCTCGCCGGGGTCAATGCGCTGGGGCAACTCGCCGACCCGAACGCCAATTTCCAGGCATCGCCCGACTATCAGTTCCGCATGAACGCCGGGCTTGAAGGCGTCACGCAAAACCGTGCGGTGAGCGGCCTGCTTAACAGCGGCTCGGCTTTGCGGGGCCTGAACGACTACGCGCAAAACACGGCGTCGAACGAGTTTGGCAACTGGTGGAACCGCCAATCTGGCCTTGCCGGTGTGGGTCAGGCGGCAAACACGGCCAATCAACAGGCCGGGTCCAACTACGCGAACAACTCCAGCAACGCGCTGATGAACAACGCCAACCAGCAAGGCCAATCGGCCTATTATCAGGCCAACGCTCGAGCGCAGGGCGCGGGCCAGTTGGCCGGGGCTATCGGCTGGGGCCTGCAAAACTACGGCGGGTTCGGGGGCTTTGGCGGGGCGTCTAACCCCGGCGCCCATAGCGGCGGGAACAGCGGCGGCTATTCCATTCCCAACATCTGGAGGGGCTAATGCCTGAGCTTATCAATCCGCTCGCCGGGTATCGGGACGCCTACAACCTCCTTGAAGGCCAAGCGCAGGACGGCGCGCGTCGTCAGGCTGGCAACGCACTCGCCGGGGGCAACTACCAGGGCGCTCAGGACGCGCTCTACGGGCGCGGGATGCTCGATGAGGGTCTAGCCGTCCAGCAGCGTCAATTCGGCGTGCAGGACCGGGAAATGGGCCAGCAAGCGGCACAAGCGGAGGCGGCGAAGAAAGCCGCCGCTGAACGCGCGCAAAAGGGCATCGCCATCCTCACGGGCATGGCCGATTTGCCAGACGATCAGATTGAGGGGGCCTATCAATCAACCCTGCGGTCCTACCTTGCTGAGACGCTTGATCCCGAAATGATGGCCCGCGTTGATGCGGCTCCCAAGACGCGGGAGAATGTGCGGCTGTTGCTTACGGCGATGGGTGCGGAAGCGCAAAAGCTGCAATTGTTCAATCTTGGCGGTGGTCGCGGCGTGGCGGCCTTCGACGCTCGCGGGCAGATGGTCGAAGGCGCGGGCTATCAGCCGGAGCCGGAGCCGGATGACGCCCCGACAGGCTACCGCTGGACGGCAGACGGCGACCTCGCCGTTATCCCCGGCGGCCCGGCTGATCCGCGTGTTGCGGGTCAACTTGCGGGGAGCAAGCGCGCTCCCCCGCGTCCGCGCGCGGCGGGTGGATCTGATGGCGGCG